CGAGTTAGCTCGCCTTGCTCGCAGCGCCAACACGTTACGCGACTCGTTCCCGCAGTCAGGCACGGCCCCTCGAGCAGCACTGCAAGCCTACGGCCAGGCGCTTGCGCCGGGATTGGCTGGCGCTGGTTATGGCGCAATGCAGGGCGAAACTCCAAGCGATGCAGCTTTGATGGCGCTGACTGGCGGCATTCTTGGTCTTGGCATGCCTGCTGGGATGGCTCGCGCATACCAAAGCCCGACGCTGCGTAACTACATTTTGAGAGGCGCCGGCAGCAGCTCATTGCGCGGCCTGCTCGCGAGTGATCCGCTGCGCGGCGCTGCGACTTATGCTGGCTCTGCCTTGAGTCGTTGATTCTAGTAGCCGGAGAAACAACAATGGATCTCTTCGAGATTTTCACTCGCGCGTGGCCCGTGATCCTGGCGCTCATCACGCTGATTATCGTGCTGTCGAAGTTAGACTTGCGCGTGGCGGTTCTCGAAGAGAAGGTAAAGACGCTGTTCGATCTAATTAATAAGGGGCGGCAGTAACATGGAAACACTGCTTGGCGGAATCTTCGGCGGCGTGCTGCGCCTTGCGCCAGAGGCGCTCAAATTCTTCGACGCCAAGAATGAGCGAAAGCACGAGCTCTCTATGCTCGAGGCCGAGATGAAGTTTGCGCAGGCCAAGGCAGAGGCCGAGATGCGAAAGACCGAGGCCCAGATGACCATGGCTGAAGTTGAGGCGATTGGAGAGGCATTCAAGGAGCAGAGCACCACGGCGCAGGCTGGCGGAAAGTGGGTCGCGGCGATCTCGGCGCTGGTTCGCCCGTTTGTCACCTACCTTTTTGTCGTGGCGTATGCGCTCGTGAAGGTTGCAGGCTTTTCGGTCGCAATTCAGCAGGGCGGAGAGTGGAAGGAGGTGCTGCTCGCTATGTGGAGTGTTGACGATATGGCCGTGCTCAACATGATCCTGTCATTCTGGTTCGTCGGGCGCGTCTATGAACGCACCAAGAATTGACGAAGCGGTAGAAATCGCGGCAGGGCTATGCAGGCATTTTGAGGGGTTTAGAAGCAAGCCGTATATCTGCCCTGCTGGGTTCCCTACGCAGGGGTACGGAACGGTCTATAAACCCGATGGCACTCGCGTCACCATGGAAGACCCGCCTATCTCTAAGGCGCAGGCCGATGAGTGGCTTCTGTCCGAACTGCGGTCAAACTATGGCGCAGGCGTGCTCAAGACCAGCCCAAACCTCATAAACCACCCAAGAGTATTGGCGGCAGCCATTGATTTTGCTTACAATCTTGGTGTCCCGAGATACCGAGCCAGCACGTTACGGAAACGAGTGGAGGCAGAGCGATGGGACGAGGCAAAGGAGCAGCTGATGCGATGGACAAAGGCCGGCGGTCGAGAACTGCCCGGGCTGGTTCGCCGTCGCAAAGCGGAAGCGAGCCTCCTCCCGTAAGGTCTAGCCGCGACGGCACGCCGCGCCATTTTCAGTTAGCGGCCCACACCATCAACATTCGGATTGTCAGCCCTAACCGTTGGAAACACGGCAAGGATTGCGTGGGTATTTGGCTGCCAGATCAGTACCGTATTGAGATAGTTTCTAGTTGCAGAGGCTCTAATCGCGCCCAAGTTCTATGCCACGAGGCAATACACGCCATGCTTGATATTGCAGGGCATGATGACCTGTCGCGTGATGAGCAGCTGGTGGATCGCTTGGGACACCTGCTGGCACAGATGCTCACTACCTTAACGGAATGAAGCGCCACCTTATCATCCCAGACGCGCAGGTTAAGCCTGGCGGCCACACAGAACACATTAACTGGGCGGGCGAAGCGATCCTCGAGTACCGGCCAGACGTGATCGTGTGCCTCGGAGACTGGTGGGACTTGCCCTCCCTTAACAGCCACGCCGAGAAGGGCAGCGCCGAGTTAGAAGGGGCGCGCTACCAGGAAGACATCTACGCCGGGAACAAGGCCTTTAAGTTACTTGATGTCTACCTCAAGAGATCGCGCAGCAAGACGTGGCAACCGCGCAAGGTGTTTCTCGAGGGCAACCACGAAAACCGCGCAAACCGCGTCGCCAAGAATGATCCGAAGTGGCAGGGCATTATCGGCTCGCAGAACTGCCAGACGCTGGACTGGGAGCGGCACAGGTTCCTAAAGATCGTGGAGATCGACGGGATCGCATATTGCCACTATTTCGCCAACCCGTTCAGCGGCAAGCCAATCGGCGGAACCATCGTGAGCCGCCTCAACAACATTGGCAAGTCATTTGTGCAGGGGCACCAGCAGGGCTTTTTGTACGCGAGCAAGCAGTACCCAGACCATGTGAAGCACGGACTTGTCGCTGGGCGGTTCTATTTAGAGCACGAGTCGTACCGCCCAGACGACGTGCAGGCGTCGGAGTGGAATGGGCTTGTTGTACTCAACGGCGTGCGCAGGGGAGATTACGACCTCATGCCGCTGCGTATGGACTACCTGCGCCGCAAATACGGATAACTACTTTGCCTTTTGCTGAGTCTTTGACCTGGCGCGAATGTGGTTGGCAAAGTATTTTCCCTCGTCAGACCATGTAACATGGTCGCACACCTTGGCGCATGCCTCCCGCTCTTCGGCAGCAACGAGGGCGGCGAAGCGTTCAAGTTCAGACCATGTAAGCACACCGGATTCTTTTATCCAAGCCATTGGCAACTTTGCATTCCTCGCCATGCGGATAATGTCGTCGCGGTTCATACCTCACCCCTCGCCCGAATCGCGGCGGCGTTCGCAGTCTGCACAATTCGCATCTCTGATCCTGCAAGGTAGTACAACGCGTTTCTATCAAACATTTTGGCAATACTCTCCCGCTCGGCGGCGGCAACGAGGGCGGCGAAGGTTTCCAGTCGCTGCAACTCAACAGCGTGCAAAAGTGAATACTCTGTCCATCCCGCCTCCCTCGCCATGTGGATGATGTCGTCGCGGGTCATCGTGTTTCCTCCTTCCATAGCCTGTAATCGTACTGCTTGATCCCACGATAAACCGCTGTTGATAGGTGGTAGTGCGGGACTCCCCACTGCTGAATTAGGTCTTTGTACTTGACGCTCCTACCGTTTGCTTTTTGCTTACGGTCGAGCAAGACCTTGTATTGCTCAAACGAAATTGTAGGCATCAAAGTTCCGGCTGGCGCGACGGGGCCGGTGCTCCGAAGTGTGTATCGCGCGCCTCGTGTGGTGGGTCAGGCCTCTTCTATTTCTTCCAACACCTGAGCGGCACGGACTGCAAACCATGCCGCCTTTCGCAGGTCTTCCGCAAAGTCGATCTTGCGCCCTGCGCGTGAAAGGTACTTTAATGCCGAGCCGTGACAGTACGCAACAAACATTTCATTGCCAAGGACGGCGTGGATGTAGTCAATCGCCTCAATCAGATCGCCGTCTGGCAGTTGCAGCTGATAGTGCCGCGGGCTTGACACTGGGTCATCTTCTCGAATCTTCATGCCGCCCTCTTCTTCAGCTTCTCGTTAAGGTCGTGCAGCGCACGCAGGTGCAGGAACGCCGGCCACGCATCGTCGTCTAGGCTTGGGTAGAAGTGGTGGCCGAAGTCGCCGTTCTCCTTGCTGAAGCGCAGAAGGTGATACCCGCCATCGATCTTGTTGCCGGTGCTCTCTTCGTAGGCTTTGGCGTATGCAGCAATTTGCATAAGATATTCGCCGTACACGCCGCCGCTAGTTTTGAAATCACCCAGCACCAACTTACCGTTAAGGCGCCCAATAAAGTCCAATGTGCCTCCGTATCTGTGCGCCTCGCTAATCACCGGAACCTCGCAATCGACAATCTCTAACTGCGTGCCCTTAACCCAGAACTCGAAGGCAGAGTAGGCGGAGGCGGCCTGCGCACGGAACGACGTCTTGTCAGCCACGGATGGTGCCTCAATCGCCTTCTCGAGCACCAGCATCGGGTCATCTCCCTTGACCCAAGCCTCGCACATGGCGTGGACGCAGGTGCCCACGGCCAGCGCGTCGTTGCCTTCATAAAGTCCACCAGGCGCATCCTGCCCTTGACCCTCAAGGACGCCGTGGGCGCGTCCTGTTTTGTAAGCCCATAACAACAAAGCTCCTGGGTCTTTCACACGCAAAATGGTAGTGACCGACGGGATTTTCTTCCCGTCGGCCGCCTTATAACCCTGTCGCTGGGTAGGCATGATTAAAACGCCAGCGCGTCGTCGGCAAACTCTTCAGCCGCGGCGGCCGGGGCAGCGGCGGCCTTCGGTGCGGGCGCTGCAGCCTTGGGCTTGTCGATGATGCGGGCAGCGATCTTGTCCTGCACCCACTCCGGCAGCTTGTCGAACACGTCAGGGTCTGGCGCGTCGGTCGAGTAGATCAGCGCCTCGCCTTCCAACACCGGGGCTGGCATGCCCTTCGGCAGCGGCATGATGCTCGTGAGGTTGGCGTATGTTTTCTCGCCTTTAACGCTGTGCGTTACATTGATGAACGCGGGCTTGCCAAGCACGTTGGCAAGGTCAAACCGCTTCAACTCTTCCGGCGTGAACGCCTTACCGCGCCAGCTCTGGAGCAACTGCCGCAGCGTCGCCTTCTCGTTGAGACTCAAGCCGAGCGTGCGGGAGATCACCGCAGGGAGACTCTTAGTCTCGCCGTTCTTCGTAATCTCGACACGCTCAGAGGGGATCTGAAAGCGGATCATCATTGTGCGCTTCGGGGCGAACTGTCCGCCAGGTGAGGGCTGCACGCCCAAGTCCACGATCATGTCACAGACGGCTGCATAAGCGCCGGCCTCGAGAGGCTTGCGCTCAGGATAATTGCCGCCACCAGATGCAGAAATAATCAAGCTCATGTTAATACTCCTTCGATGTTACGGTTCACCAGTAATCTCTACCGCTCCGTGCGGAGCGCCAGTTTGGCGGGGGAACCTGCCGCCAATTCTCTTGTAACGAATTGCGCGACGCACTACGGAAGCGGCGGTCGCGCAGGTGTTCGATGATGCCGTGGATGAACCAGAGCAAAAACAGGAGGAACAAGATTGCGAAAAGGATTTTCATTGGGCCTCCTTACCACTCTTCAGGATTCGCTATCGCGTAAGCCAACACAGAGACCGCGATGGCGCCGAAGACTTTTGCGAGGAATATTATCTGCTGATATTCGTGGTGGTTGACTGGCGTGATGAGGTCGATCATTGGAACACCGGGCCGTTAATCATCTTGCCAGGCTCAGGCGTCTTGACAAGCTTCTCGGCATACGCTGCCGCGTCGTCAACGCTCGAGAAGATGCGAGAGACGCCGACGCGCATGTCTGAGTCCAAGTCGGCGAGGTGCACGATGTACTTGCCGCTCTTCGTGAGGTGTACGGCTGACATCATGGAGGTGTCGTGGTTGATGAAATTAATGATGTGCATGGTGCGCTCCTGTGCCGGGTTAGGCGTCGAGACCAAACGCCTCGGCGGCGCCAACTCGGTTGACGGCACCGAGCACCGCGTCGCAGCACTCTTCAAACGTGTCGCGCTTGCTCCACGGCTGCTTGACGCCCTGGACGTACCAGACGTATCCGCCGACCACTTGGCGTGCGTAACCGTCGATGTCTTCGAGTTCGATCTCGTAATTCGGGCAGAGGGGGCGGTTCATGCCGACGCCCCGTTGATCCACCAGCGGCCAACTTCGATTGCGCGGTCACGCTCCATAAGATCCGTAACCATGCGGCCGTTGACGCGAACGTAATAATCCGAGCCGCTGCTGGTGTTAACTTCGACAACCTCAACCTTGCCGTGCCAGCAGCGCATACGGCCGACGACCACCTCATAAGTCTCGAGTTCTTCGCGCCACAAGTCGCCGCGGCAGAACCCGTCAAATCGGCTGTTGTCGATTGCGCTGTCTCGGATGTGCTCTTCGTACTTGTCAAACATTTTGCTGTCTCCTTTGATCGCTTCGTCCGGCACCCTGCCGTGGAGATAAGAATGTAGCAAGTGGCAAAACAGAACACAAGCCCTATTTGTGAAAATAATTCGCTTGACCGTAAAGTAGGCACAAGGTAGGTTTGTCGGTTATGAAAAAGCCAACCAGCGAATCTATCGCCCTCCTCCACGCTGTGGACGTATTGGGCGGTCAAACGGCCACGGCCAAGAGGCTAGGCGTCAGCCAGCAGGCGGTGCAGTATTGGATAAGAAGGGGCAGGGTGCCTGCCCTAAAGGCCATCCCTCTCGAGGTCGCAAGTGGGGTGTCCAGGCAGAAGCTGCGGCCGGATTTGTACCCATGAAGCCAGAACTCACCGCCA